TCTAGACTGGCTATCTGATAGAAGATTGATTACTTCTTAGCAGCAGCCTTTTTTGCTGGTGCCTTTGCAGATTTAAGAGCCTTCGCAACTTCAGCAGCATCAGGTAAAATACCAAATGCTTTGTCGTTTGGATTAATTGCTCTCAATGCGACGGGCGCAATAGCAGCAACTAGTGCTGTCCATAGATCCTTTGGATCTGTTACGCCTGCCATGTATAACGCAAGACCTGATGCAAGTACTGAGCGACCGTATGATGCTAGCATTGCCTTAGTCTTATCATTGATTAAGTTATTCATTATTCCTCCTAGGATATAATTCGTGTTAGTGTTGTAAAGCCAATCCAAAGCCCAACAATTCCTGCGACTCCCGCAAAAACTGGTGGTGCTGGTACTGGCAATTTGAATGCAGCAAACACGATACCGCACCCAAAACCTGTTAATACTGAAAGTAATATATCTCTCATGTATTTTTTATTTCTGATTCACTTGGCAAAAACTTTTTTAAATCTTTATATGCAGAAGATATTTTTTTCATACCCACGTTTAAAGGATTGCCTTCTTGTATAGAACTAAAATCATCAAAATAACTAATAGTTGGATCAACCTCTTCAACAAATTTGGTCAAGCCTTTTTGAACATCCTCAATGTATGTAAAAGCCCAGTCACGGGAGTCTGATAGAAATTTAATAAAGTTTTCTCTGTGTATGTCATTATCAGTTAACTCTTGATTTGCTTTAATAGATTCAGCATCTTGATTAAGTTTAAAGTTTTCTAAAAATAATTGAGCGGAAGTTAGACTAAGTTTTTTTAATTTATGCAATACCGCTAAATACGATATAGCAAAAGAAACAGACAACACTATAAAAAATATCAACAAACCATTTTGCATCATACTACCCCCAATAAACTCTTCTCAATATGCGTTGCCCAATAGTATAAACATTTATCACAACAAGGTCTATTATACTCGTTCTTAGTGTCCATGTAAAACTCAGCATAGTAGATAGGGTCCTTACGATATAAGTTAGCCCTGTGAGTGATATTTACACGGTTTATGTGAGAAGGCTTGTTCCAGACTGGCTTACCAGTACCCCAAATCTGCCCACAAACAGCCTCTAGAGCCTCTATATTGGCTTCGTTCTTATCTGTCCTTATACCCCTTGCCTTGGCCTCTTTAATCATGACCTTAGCATAGTTACGTAATGACCATTCAGCATTTTTCCACATCAATACCGCTGGATGATTGCGCCATGCCCCTGATGGGGACTTTCCAGACAAAACCTTAAGTATCTGATAGGCTTCTAATATCTGTTTATTTAATCTTTTATTGTCTAATATTTCTGCACACTGATCATAATCTTTATAAGGTAGGAAGGTTTGCATTACCTAATAGCCTCCCTAGTAATCATTACGATTGCCCCATTATCCTCTAAAGCCTTTTTTACTCTTACCATATATTCTACAGCATGTCGCTTCTCTGTGTCAAATAGACGCATAAACATATCCTCATTAGCCTTAATGGTTATAAAATGTTCGTTATCAATAATTTCTACCTTGAAATTTTTAGGGGCTGGAATAGAATGAAATGCCATTTTCATTTTATCTGTATACATTATTTTTCCATTGTTAAAGATTGCCAGGTATTGGACCAATCTTCTTTAGTCTTATGTTTGTTAAACTCTCTAGATACTTCTCCACCTTCTAGATATACTCCACCCCAAACACCCCACTCTTTACCAGAGATGCCTACTGCAAAGCATGTTTTTGCTACTGGACATTGCTGGCACATTGAATCAACAATTGCCCTACCAGATTCGTTGTCTTCATATTTATCAAAATAAATATTTGTATCAAGACCTAAACAAATTGCGTCATCTTTCCATAAATGCTGTTTCATAATTACTCTCGATACTTGTTTGGTATATCCCACCCATTACGACCAGGAGAATAAACTTTGTGGATGTACCACTTATCTTTAACTCTAATACCCATTGGAGATGTTTTTGCAATGTCAGATTCTTTTAAATCAATAACATCCCAACCATTCCAAAATAAATTACTATTTTTGGAAATAATTTTTTCCATAGTATTCAAACTTCTAATAAACATAAATACCCCCTAGTATTTAAATATACCAACTTCTACATTTTTTAACTGTGCCTCTGAAACTAATTTTGAAGTTTTTTCATTAGGCTTACTTAAGAAAGCAAAGTAGTTAATTTGATCTAAATTTTCTTGCATCCAAACTGGAGCAACTTTATAAAATTTAATCTTTTTTCCTCTTGCTTTCATTCCTCTTTCAGATAAATTAGAAAACTCAGAAACAAAAGAATTTATTTTAGCAGGACCAGCAGAGTAAATTACAAACTCTGTATCGTCTTTATGCATGTTTGACATGGCAACACCCATAGAGCGAATGAATACGTTGTAATCATTAAACTCACTTGTGCCCTGAACTGCCACGATCATCTCTTTTTCCATCCCTTAAACTATCTAATATAAAAAGCATTTTATCTAAGTCACCTTTTGATAAAGTACTAGTATCTATTGGTTTAGCGGTGTGGCGTTGTACCTCACCGTCTACAGCCTCTGCAACATAAAAAATATGATTAGATATCCAATATGCTTCGTTGCCTAAAACAATAACCTTAATCATACCCTTTTCTTTATGTTTTGTCAATTGAGAAAGGTTTTGCTGGTTATTTGATATAGGCATGGAAAAAAATAATTTCATTAACCTATGCGTATCACTTTGTTTATGCAAAGTTCTAGAAAAAGGTTTTTCTTTATTTCTTTTACCTACTCTAAGTATAAACCAAGCAAGAGCCAATGTCAAGCCTACGACTATTAACTCTTGCATTATTCAGACCAATCTACTTTTTAATTACTGGTTTTGCTTCTACTGAATTTTCAACAGACATAGTCCTATTTAACTTTATTTGCATTTGCAATAAGTTAAACTCAAGATCTGAAGATTTTTGTTTATAAAATACAACTAATTGTTTTACTTCTTCAATGGTTAAGTCCTCCACTTTTTTACCCCTTCCTTAAACTAAATGGGCTATTTTCCCAAACCTTTTCTACTTTCTTTTTTTCTCTTTCTACAATTGCACGGCTCCATGAAAATCCTGCATCGCCACCCCAAGCATCCCACATAATTCTGCCGTTAGAAGGGAACTCTGGACCATCATAAAAACCTTTGCCTTTTTTATCTACTTCGTGACGGGAAAAGAAAGAAAACATTCTTTTAACAGTACTAAGAGACATTGCTGATCCATTTACAATATCAGTTGCACGACCCCAGCCTACTGGAGTTCCTGCACCAGTTGCCTTACCATCTTCTTTCCACTTTAATGCACGACGAGCAGCAGCCTTCATACCAGAAGTAGGAGTGTATGTATCAGCCATTTTTCTTATCCCGTTTTTGTTGTTTAGCAACACGTTTTTCTTTAAGAGTCATCTTAGGCTCTTTTTTTGTATTAGCATTACCTTTTTGTTCTTTATTTGCCATTAGTTACCCCTGCCTTTGTTTTTGGATACGGACCAAGATCTGTTTTTATGGTACCGTCTTTTCTTAAACGAACAATCCTACCATTTTTTATTTGTGTAGGATTGAATGCTGTTGTTTTTTTCTTTGTCATTATTTTTCAAACCTTAAAGGATTAAAAGATCCATCCCAAATACTTTTTGTTGTAGATTGTGACTCTGATTTGTATGTACCGCCACGACGCTTATATTCTTGTACTACCCAAGAATTTGCTACTGCAGACGGATAAACGTCAAACTTATCTTTTGCTGCTTGCACAACTCTTGCATATAGTTTAGGATCTGATGGTGTTGATCCACCCCTACGTGGTTTAATAAAATCTCCATAATTAGGTTTTGCTTTTGCCATTTCATTTTCCATTTCTTTTAGTTTGTTAACAGGAACACAATTAGGAACCATGCGTCCACCTTTTTCTTTCATGCCACGTTGTTCATATCCAACCCAACATGCTTTTGTCATGTTATCCCACTTGTCTTCATCTTCATTATCTGAGTTGTAGGATTTGCTTACCTGAACAGCATACATGTTTTCCATATCAGATTGCGATGGCATTGTTGGAATTCCAGTTCCATTTGATCCCATTTCTACAACCATATCAACTGAAACAGATAGTGATTCAATTTTTGTTACTGTGGACATGCGATGATAAGAAACGTATGGCTCTTCTTCCCAAGCACCATCTTCTTGTTTATAGTTACGAACGATTACTGGTTTATCATCTTCAGCATATTCCATTGAGTATTCAGAACCAGGAAGACCAAGTAAACCAGGATTAGTCATAACATATTCAACACGACCAACCATAACTTTATCTTCTTCCATATACATAACAAAGTCACCCTCTGCTACCATTGATTTTGAGATTGGCACATTTTTATCTTCGTTTACTGACATAAAACCTCCTAGGCTATATATAGATTATATCAGGCTTTAGGATTCAAAAGCCGTATGATTTCAAAAAGATTCCACCTGTCTTTTTTAGATAAACCTTCTACTGCATCACGATCAAAGGCCTTTTCAGATAGGGTAATAATGGGTTCTGAAGCAAAGAAATCTATCTCTAAAAACCCCTTTTCCCACAATTTCATAACACAGGAGTTAACGTCTGTCATATGTTCGTTGTATAGTTCTGGCATAAGATTTTTAATCTTAGG